CTCCAACCAAACTAGCCCCCAGCGGGAGCCCAAAAGTGCGTGCCTCGAGGAACCACCAATCATCCCTCGAACCATCAACAGGTGACGAGGGATCAGAAACATCCCAAGCCGACGTATTGATGGTAAATTCAGACACGTAAATACCCACAGAGACCGTGATGTAGCCACCGGCAAGAACACCCGGATTAACCAGAATCTTGCCTTTGACCTCATCAACCCGAACCCGACCAACAGTTGGTGTATTCCCACTAACTCCAGGCTGAATAACACACGCCTGGAATGTAACCGGGGAACCACCAACAATAAGATAGTTGGTCGATTGTGACCCTGGATTCCACGTCGGAATTGAGGTCGGAGATCCCACGCCGCCAACAACCTGTCCAGCGCTGGTTAGGGCTTGGGAACCGACAACCCAATTTGACGTTGGGCGCATTTTACCGTAGGGAATTTGAGCACTCCTCCTACGGCGTGCACTCTTCGAACGAGCCATGAAAACCTCCCTTAAACACTTAGGTAAGACCTTGCAAAAGCGCAAGGCATGTGTCGCTGATTAAAATTATCAGCTATTTAGAGACAAACACTTCGCGACTGCACTCCATCGGAGATTCCCAATCGTAACTTTCGTTGAATTGGGTTCATCCAACAACTGGCTAGCTTTGGTATAACCCCCAGCTTTGTCAATCAGAGGCTGAATCGCTCCAGCCTCCCGCAAAACTGAGTCATGCTCCCAAAGCCAATCACAGGCAGCGGGAAAACAGGGATGATCCTGTAATGCGTCCCACTGCTGCAGCCACCTCAGACTGTCGCACGCGGCACTCCAGCCAACTCGGTAGCGTTCATAGCCCAGGGCCTTCCGCAACACCCTATTAAGGGGGCGGACCGCACCTAACAGTCCATTCTTATAGTAGGACCTACGGTACGTATCCTGGAGAAACACCGCCTCATTGTCAGCAACATGCCCCTTTTCGATGTTAAGTGTGAGGCCGAGATCTTCCTTAAGAACCCGGGAGAATTCAACAGACATGTTTCCTCCACCACTACAGGGATGAGCTGAATGATGGTGTAGTACTAACACGCCGTCGTCCCCATTCACTAACATGGCGTCAACAGTGGTGCCCAACTTCGCAGCTGCATAATGTGCAGCCCAATAGTTGACGCAGGACCCCATCAAATTCGTAAACGGGGACCCCGATGTTAAGCCTTTGCAACGTCCAGTTCGTAGACCCGTAGGGGTCCAAACTGACTCTAGCATAAACTCTAACATCAACCACTCCAACAACCCACGGCAAGGTTTGGGAAACACACTCATCCACTGCCCAAACACGTGCAACATAATTGGTTGGCTTACACTAGCGTCAAAACCAGAGTAATCCATCGAAATTATGTCCCTACCGGGAAATTCCTCAAACAACCGTGTCATAGCGAATCGCACTGCCTGCCTTCCACGCCAAGCGCAGAAGGTCTCTTGTTGAGATAACGCCTTAAAGATCGGGATGCGGTACATCTGTGCCAGATTACCGACAACCCTAGGCGTATTGAAGGCAGCGCGCGCCTTCGACGGCTCACCCGGACCCGAAGAATCAAGCCGAGTGACCAAGATAGCTGGGTACTGCGAGATAAG